ACCTGTCTTGGCTGCTTCACCAAACAGGCCTGCCTTGACATCATCATAGAGATAGTTCAACTGCCAATTGATGTCATATTCTCTAACACGTTTGACCACTGCGGGCACACCTAACACAGTGTCAATGTCTTCAGCGGCAACTTCAACCAGTAGACCTTGTTCATTAAAGATTGTGTGTATTTGTTTATCGCTCATGCTATTTTTTCCAATGTAAATGATATATTGTTTAAAACAACATAGGTGTTGGCTAAACCATTTGTAGTTGTGGCATACTGTGCCGCTGCTAAGACTAGATAGTTATTGTCATTAGATGTAAAGTTCTGTTGAACTCCGCCAGCAGTGCCATATGATCCTGTGCCATTCCATCCTAATTGAATTGTAGTGCTTAAAGGACTATTGACCAAGGATCCACTTCTCCACCAACTGTAGACAGTCTTACTCCATGTGGCAGGTGTATAGGTATTATTGGTATCTGAATACCAAGCACCTTGATCGGGTGGATATAAATTGGCTATGGCACTGTCACTGGGGGTAAATTGAAACACTCCAGGATTTCTTAAACCATTCAAATACATAATGATATAAAATCCACCCCCTGCAGGCACAGTGCCTGTCATGTTCATGTTAATGGTAGCACGAAGATTTATTTTATTAGCAGTATAGTCTGCTGTGGGAATTAATATTCTATGATAGCCAATGGTATCAAGATGTAGGAAGTTAGGTTGAATGCTGCTGCTTTCAACACGATAAGTCCAGGCATTTTGTCCGAAACTCACTGTGCTGGCCACTACCGCAGAGGAGATCACTGAGTTAGTGCCAGTGCCCAATAGATCAGCAGTGATAGCACCTGGTGCAATATTGCCACTGGTAACCACACCTGCTTTTAAGTTACCGCCTTCAATTAGTCCATCAACTGTTAGGTTACGACCAATGCTGACATCGCCCCCAAATCTTGCATTACCACTAATTCCATCTAACCAATAACCCGGTGTAGTGTTGTTGCCGAATGTTGCAGTGGTTGAATTCTGCGTTGATGCTAGATTGTTAGTAAAGATTTGATTAGCAGCCATGGCGTTGGCTCTAATAGTGCCAGTGGCAATTAGGTCACCTGGAACTTCTAGTGTGGCTGCTGTCCATAGGCCAGTGGCTGTGTAGTAGGTATAACTGCGGCTGTTTTCACTGGTAGTGTGTTTGAAACTACCACCATCTAGATTAACAGGAGTAAGTCCTGTGGCAGCAACCCAGGCGTTGGTCAACTGCCCTTGTGTGGCAGTTATGGGACTCTGCACAATTGGAATGTAGGCCAATGGAACAAATCCACGTGTGCCTTCAACACCATCCTGCACCACTTGAATTACCAATTGGCGTGTTGTGGTTTCTGTTGGTGAACTGGCAGTGGCTGTCAATGTTATGACATTACTGCTGGTGCTGGGAAATACTCTAATAGTGTCATTTGTGATCACCGTAGTAGATATTGTGCTAGTGCTAGTTCCTGATGAGACCCATGCAACACCACTAGCCTGCCAACCTTCTGCTTTTAATCTAATGATAGCACTAGGCGGGTCAAAAGTTGTAGCAGTTGTGGAAACTAATTTCTTAAACACTAGGCCACTGACTGTAAATTCAGTTGTTGGTGCTCTAGGTCCTTGATCAACTAACAGCAATGTTTGACTGGCAGGGCTGACATTGTAGATGTTACCATCATAGTCTTTGTATCTAACAGGGAATGTAATGGTAGCAGTTTCTTTGGTTTGATCAAAGAAGCCAGGATAAGGCAACACAGCACCACTGGCAGTGTTTCTAAAGATTGAACCGGGACTTATTCTAATTCCATCACTAGTGACCACAGCAGTAGACGAATTAACTGTGGTGGTATTGTAATTGTTAACTGCGGTTGTGGCAATGCGCCATGTTCCAGTGGTAAATTCGGGATCAGTATCAGTTTGAGCGTCAACATAAGGAACCAGCACTCCGTTTAGATCACCATAGGCTTCAATTTCTGCTGTGGTATAGTCAGGAATTAAATATCCACCAGCATTTAATCTATTAGGCAATTTCTGCACAGGTTTCTTAAATGTTACCTGCACACCACCATCTAGGTTATCTTTAAAATAGAAGTTTACTGTGGCTGCTGGACTTTGATAGACATTGCCAGCAGCATCCTTGTATCTTACAGGTATTGTAATAGAGGCTGGCTCATCAAACATTTCATAAGGGATTGGGAATTTGGCAGTGCCATCAACCACTGTGATACCAGCATAGTCAAATGATATGTTAGTGGCAGTGATCACACCTTCTGTGGTAGCGCCATTGAATGCTCCATTACCAATACGCCATGTGTTAAAAGTAAATGACTCGGCACTGTCCTGCAGAGCATTGACATAGTTTACCAATGCGCCGCCAATCTGTCCCTGTGCAACAATGTTGTTTAGACTAGTAAAATCTTCCTTGCGAAGCGGACCATTACGGATTAGGCTGTGCGTAGGTGGAGTAAAGTTAACAATAACATCTTGACCAATTACACCTGAAATAAATCTTGGCACCCAAGTTATTGCAGTGGCAGTGGAGAAATTACTCTTTGTTCTAGCACCCACTGCTCTGGCACGCCAATAGTAGATGCCGTCAGCAAGACTGTTAACTCTGATTGAACTGGTTGAACTTTTAGGCCAAACACTGGCGCCAATTGGCAGTTCAGTTGACCATAGATTATAAGCAGCGTTGGAGAATGTTGATGTGGTGCCATACCAGAACTCCATGCCCAATGTGGTGCCCGTTGCGGGTATAGTGGCATTGACTGTGAAGTTAGGTGTTGTGGCAGTGTTGACAATGTTGGTTATTGTCACTGGATTTGGTGTAGTGATCAACAGGGGATTTGTGATGCCAGTGTTGAGACTTGGTGTAAAGTCTGACAAGGCAATGTTGTCATCATCATAGACATCATCATTGTATTCTACAGCCACTATCTGTGAAAACAGTGTGCCATCTTCATTCTTTGTTTCTTGCACCTGTTGAACACGGAATAATTTGCCTGTGCTGCCGTATGTGGTAGTATCCCATCCGTAGATTTCATGTTGAATGCCAATAACATCACCTGCATCAATTTGTATACCAGAGAAGTTCATGGCAAAACTAATGGCTAGGTCTTCACGACTCTGCAACAATCTTCTTGCACCAATATACTGTGCTTGAATAATGTTGTTGGTATATGGTAAGGCCAAGGTTAAAATATTCACTGCTTCATTGGCATAGGTTGTAATATTTGGAAAGTCTGTGACTTCAACTGAATAATAACCAGGTTGATCTTTAATTTTATTGTTAGGGAACTGCACATCAACTCTGTTATAAGTTGAGTTTAAATCTATTGGATTAATATCAATACCACCAACGATGTCTGTGCTGGTTATTTTGCGAATGCCTGCACCAGTGGGGTCAAAGTCAGTGTAACTTCTATTAGCAATCACCGCCCATTTGCCCAGTGTTTCATCCCATTGCAACCAACTGTCACAACTTTCTGTCATGTCGACTAGATTGTCTATGAATACCTTTGTGGTATCAACTGGGCCGTTAATTCTATATCTTGGACTAGTCTGTGGTGAGCCACCACCACTAGGTGTAAAACTAATTGTCTCATCACTGTAGGCATCTAGACTAGTAAGGCTGGTTAAATTAATCTTGCTCTCTGGAACTGATGCACCATAGCGTGTGTTCTTTAGGTAATCTTTGATCACTGAACCTGGCTTGTTCAATGAGTTGTTGATCACTGCTGTGACATCTGCTAGACCTGTGATGCCCTTTTCTTGATCGTATTTTACTTTAACCACAGCAAACACTAATTTGCTCATCTTCTTGGCTGAAGTCCAACGATTCTCTGAAGCTATGTCTGTGCTGGCCAATACGCTGGCACTGTAGGCGTTGAATGCGGAGTTTAATGGTCGTTCACTGCCATCTCTATATGTATAGACATTGATTAAGCCATTAGGTTGATCTTCACTGGTGCCATCACTGTTAATCCATGAAGTAACTTTGGTTAGGTCTGCACCATCACCAAATACCAATTTCTTATCACCCCAATAAATGTCACCAAATGAGAATGTGCCAATTGCATCACTGTCCATGGCTTCTGAAAACACCATAACATGCCACATGGTCTTTTGATCAGTGGATATCTTTGCATCAGTCAATATGGGTTTCATATAAGCACTGCCATAGACCACAGGTATTTTATTGTCAGTGGCCGGTGGCAGTTGTATTCTATTGCCGATTTGTTGTGTGCCAGTTCCACTAGCGCCGCCAGCACCACTCATGTCTGCTCCGGCACGTTTAGCAATTAGATTTGAAACCACATAGGTTGTTACCAGTCTAATGGCAAAGGTTGCCACTGCGGCTGCTACCCCAGTATATCCCAAATAGGCTACAATTATACTTGCTGGCATTTTATGCTCTCCATGATTCTTCTAGTTTTTCAAATCCGAATTTTGCATAATTCAAATCTGGTGAATTGACCATTTTACTAATAGTATATGAGTCAATTTTCTCTTGTGTTTTTAACTGTTCGCAGTGATCTCTATAGGCAGCAATTAGTCTATAGCCCATGGTAGATCCTCTATATTCAGGCTCAACCCAATAGGCCAACTCCTGCATCAAATATAGATCAGGATCCCATATGCTGGCATTCTTGACTGCAACTAACTGTCCTTGTATTTGACTATCTCGCTCTGCAACAAATATCACTCCCTGCCCTGCTAAGATATAGGTTAACAATTTAGTGATATGCGTTTCATTGTCGCAGGCACCAAGTCTTGCCCAAGGTGTTGCTGATCTATAGTTTCTCAGTAGATCAAGTATTCTTGGTAGATCATGCTTAGTGGCCCGGCGTATCATTTAACTGGCACTCCAAAGTCAAAGAATGCACCACTTAATTTTTCCACATTGTCCATGCTGGTGTCTGTGCCGTTGTAGAAATAGTTCCAAGTGTCACGGTTAGTTCTACGTCCATTAACATTGTTCTCCAACACTGCTTTATAATTACTGCAATTCACAGAAATCATAAACATATCATCTTGGCCTTCACGAGTTTCTTGTATGTTATAACTAGTGACAATGCCCGTGAAACGTTTCACTGCATTGGTCAATACATAACTGCTATCATAGAAGCCTCGATATATTTCTACTTCAGCACCACGTAGTGCCTTGGCCAAGACCAGGTTGATGTTCACTGGGTCAACGCCTATTAGAGAGATTGTAGTGTCATGCCCGCTGACTCGCAAATCACGCTGTTGTGTGCCTACTCCAACTAATCCACCCATGGCCACATAACTAACTCCACCAATGGTTTCATTTTTATAACTGGTAGAAAATGTTATAACTTCTGTTGTGGCTGTGGTGATTGTTAGTTTAACAAATTCAGCAGATATAATTGTGCTGGTATTGACAACATTGGTTATGGTAGTAGACATTATGACTCCAGTCCGGTAAATTCATACAATTCAAAGTCACTGTCAAAGGTCACAATGGCATTGCGTCCTCCGGGACTCAGTGTATATGTAGGCATATTGGTGCAGATAACTTGGAAGTTTACTCGATTGCCCAATAAGATATTGCTGCCCACAACTGAACTGGCAAAGAAGTTTGGTCTGTGTGTGACCACTGTGACTGTGCTGCCTGCACCTCTGACCACATCATTCTCCACAGTGAATGGATATGGCTTGTCTTCAATTTGGATAAAGTCACCCTTTTTAAATATCACTGCTTCTGGAACAGCAGCACCACCAGAGTCAGGTAGGCCCCCTAACACAAGATTAGTGCCAGTAAAACTCTGCACTGTGATGGCATTCTGTTGACCTAGATTCATAACACCCTGATACTGCAACATGAAACTCATGTTGGCGTTGTTGCTGAATGTGACCAACTCAACATCACTGCGATCACTCTTGTCTAGGTCTTCAATGATACCTCGAGCATCTGCATAGGGTATTGGTGCTGCAACTTTCACAGTCATGCGCCAAGGATTGCGTGTGGGTGTTTCACTGCGGAATGCAATCTCATTGCGGCTGTATTGTAGTCCAATGACTCGTCTACGATTAAACGAAATGCTTTCTGCTAGATTTAAAATTCTTTGTAGACTCATGATTAACGTCCTCTAATTGGCAGTTCTTTTTCTGCCTGTCTTATTGTTCCCAATAAGGTCTTGCGATTTTCAGCAAATAACTGTGCCACTGATTTGGCATCCACAGCATTGACTGTGTAGTAGTTGTTGGTGACATTGTTAGTTGAGCCACCTAGTCTATTGTTGGGTGTCACTGTCATACCAGCAGCACCTGAGATCATTTCAGGACCATTCTCACCAACCAACACTGGTTTATTAGTTTGAATAACACCACCTTCGGCAAAGCCCAACAATGATGAAAAGAAATTTCCAGAACTATCTGCACCAAATGATTTGATCATATTGATGGCCGCTGCTTTTAATTGTATCTTCAATAATTCTTGGATAACACTGCGACTGAAATCAGCAAAACTAAACTTACCAGTTTCAACAAACTTATCAATGGCATTCTCCATGATACTGGTCATTCTAGTAAACACTGTTCTAGCAGTATTAGCAGCATTGGTGGCATTGTCTATGTATTCATTAAATGCTGATTTCCATCCTGTGGCAAATGATCTACTGTTTTCTAGATTTTTATACTGTTCTTCAGCAATGACTCTATGTCTTTCTGCAATTAGATCCAAGGCTTCTGCCAGTTTTGCAGACTCTTCAATGTTTAATTCTTGACCAGCAAACATTTCACTGTAGGCACGTTGTGCTGCCAGTGTGTTGTCCTGCATACGGTTCTTGATGTCAGCCATGGATTTTTCTAATGGACTCATGGCCAACTGATCACTTTCACGGCGAACTTCTGTTAGAGCAGCCTGATAGTCTTGATAATTTTTAGTTAAGAATTGCTGGCGTTCACTAACACGCTCCATCCTTTCTTCTAAATTTTTCATATCTTCAACACGAGCATTCTCAACTGCACGAAGACCTTGTAGTTTAGTTAGACTTGAAGTAATGCGTTCTTCATCTGCTCGACCAATTTCTCTAATCTTGCTGATCTGCGAATCATATGTTGCAGCCAAGGCCTGTTCATCTTTGGTTAATAGGCTTTTAGCAAGTTGTAGTTTTTGAACTTCTTCAGTGGTTTTCTTTTGAATATCAAGACGGGCTTTTTCAATCTCAATAAATTCTTCACTCTTACCAACAAGGCGTGCTTCAAGATCAATGGCAGTAATTATATCTTGATTGCTTTGTTTAAATGCCGCACTAGTTCGTTCAATTTCTGTTCGACGCTTGGCCAATGCATCTTGAACTTCTCTTATTTGTTCTTTTTCTTTGTTAAGAGTTTCAACGTATTCATTCATGGCCCGAATTTGCCCTTGAACATCTGCGCCCACTCTGCCCTGACCCTGTGCTCCTCCTCCTTGTTCGCCTTGGAATCCTAGAAATTCTTTTAGTTTATTAAAGGCCTTGTCCGTATAGTCAATAAACTCTTTGATAATATCAACATCAAACATGGCCTTAACGGCTTCATTAACTACCACTACCACAGCAAGAATTCTTCCAAGAATTGTCATCCATTTTAGCACAAATGTGCCTGCAGAGATTACCGCTGCTCCAAAAACAGCAACGGCACCAGTTGCACCTTCAAATGCTGTGACTGCTGCGGTTAATCCTAAAGATAATGCTTTTACATAAGCATAGATACCCCCTAAGACTATACCTAATCTAACTGCCGAATCAACAAATTTGTTAACGGCTTCAGTGTTAAGACTGGCAATAATTTTTGTTATTGGTTCAATTACTTGAAGAAGAGTCTTATTAAGTTGATCAAGAGCCGTTTTCAGTTTATCCTGTGC